CAGAACAGGATGCCTGGGCTCCACGACCTCCGCACGCTCATCGGCTATTCCCACACTGAGGCCGATCAGGCGCTCGACTGGCGCATCGCATTGCACGAGTGCGGCCATGCCATCGTCGCCACCGCGCTCGCGCTCGGCCCGGTCACGCGCATCATGCTGGAACCGCTGGGCGGCGAAACCGTGACGCAGAACCGTCGCAATCAATCCCTGCTGCGTGATGTCCACGCTGAGATCGCGTGCCTGATGGCCGGGCGGGCGGCGGAGCGTCTCGTCCTCGGCGAGATTTCGGCAGGTGCGGGTGGCAGCCGGCGGTCGGATCTTGCCCGAGCCACGAACATGGCCCTGCAGATCGACCATCAACTGGGGCTTGGCGCCTATGGCCCTGTATATCGAGGTGATGCCGACGGGCTTGCACTTCATGACCCCGCCCAGAGACAGCGTGTCCAGCAGCGTCTCCTGAACGCGGAGGCGCTGGCCACCGGAATCCTCCAACGCCATCAGCCCGAGCTGGAAGCAATGGCAAAAGCGCTGATGGAGGATCGCGAACTGGTCGGTGCTCGCCTCGAGAAAATGCTCGAAAGCATCAAGCAGGATACCGGCATCCTGGAAGTCAGTACGAGAGAAACGGCTAATGACAAGGAAACGAACCAGCCACGATAGAGAACGCCGGCTTCATCGGCTACGGTAGGAAAGGCAGAGTCGAAAAACCAGAACAAGAAAGCGCAGCCTCGACTTTCGTGCCGGAATGTACCTTGTTGTTTGACACAGAGATCCGGAATTTCCGGGATTAGGTGGGAATAGGCGAAATCGAGCGGGAAAGCCCTGAAATAAAAGGGATTGCGAGAACTCCGGCGAAAATCGCGGCGCGGCGCTTTTGACAGCGCCTATGGTACGATACGAGCGGAAGCGGTGCAAAGCGACAAGTCCAGGGCAAAGGCTCAAAATTTCTTTGAAATTCCACGAGAGGGCTTTGAAGAGCCTTCAAGGTATTGAAAAATAAGCCTCAAAGAAAAGTTTGGCTAATGCCGCCGTGGCTAATTTTCCCCCGAAAAATCATGAAAGTTTCAATCTCAAGTCTGACTTTGGGTTAGAGTTAAGAGTTAGTTACATGAAAACAATCACTTAGGTAAAATCGCGCTCCATTGAAAGTCTAACCCATACAGAGCAGGACCGTCGGTAAGGCAGCGGGAGTAAGTGCGTACTTAGTTGCAACCCAAAAACGCGACTGATAGCGTTGACACGTAAGTCAGTTGTTTAAGAGTGCATGCCATGCGTTTCGTTCGATTTCATCTGTTTGGCCTCAAAATCGCTGTAGGCGATAGCGGATAGAACATCCTCCCAACAAGTCGCTTTTTTCATCGGGTACTACGCGCCCGAACGATTTCCCGTTGCCTGGTGACAGAGTAGCGGGAGCGCCCTAGCGCACGATCATGAAGCCCCGCGTTTACCAGCTCCAGGGCTTGCGGCAGCGTCCTGCAATTGTTTCTTCAACATAAACTCCAGCAATGGCAGCGCCGCCTCGACCTCTTCCGGGTCGTTTACATTAGACACGCGCTTCAATAATTCGTCGAAGAGATATCCAGCCTGACTTGCCAGCGCCAAGCGCGGCAACTTGATGTCGAACTGCTGATGTACTTGGTCGGCAAGCCCGGCAAGCTTTTCAAAGACTGCCGGATTGTATGCTGGGGGCAGAGCCTTCGCCGGATCATCAAGCATGCTCCCTTTACCTGAGATAAGCCAGTGAACGTTTATTCCAAGACGCACATGATACGCAGCCAAAGCATCTGCGTCTGGCGGGTTCTCACCTCTTTCATATCGCGCAACCGCAGACTTGCTTAAGCCAAGTCTCAGCGCGAATGCGTCACGTTCTTCGTCCCCAAAATGACGCCGAATAGCCCGTAAACGCTGGCCGAGCGGAGTCTTCGGTTCACTCTCTGGTCTAGCCAATAGCCCTTAAAACCATTTTCGACTTTACAAAAATCGAAAATGGTTTTATCCCTATCTATGCGCACCACAGAAGCGGGGCGCGGTTGTTACTAATACGAGCCTTAAAAAACGGGCGTTGCAGCGCCCGCTTTCAAAGCGGAGTTATTTCATGAGCACCCCGACCCCAGACAAAGTCTGGAAGAAGATCAAAGATGCGGTCCACGATCGCGGCATGACACTCACAGAGCTTGCCGCTCACAACGGTCTACACCCGTCCACTTTGCGCAAGGTTAAGGGCCTTACGCATTATGAAGGTCAGGCAGTGCTGGCCGATTTCATCGGCACGACGCCTGAGAAGCTTTGGCCCGATCGCTACCCACGAAAAACATCCGTCATTTACAATAGCAATAAGTACGGTCCGCCGAAAAGCCGGAAAAGCATCTCCGATCAGGAGGCGGCGTGACATGGCGCGTGATCCAGATCCTCTGACAGAGTGTGCACGTCTTTTTGCCGAAAGCGTACGTCGTGACCTTGAGACCCCCTCGACGCCGGAAGTTCGCCATAACCTGAGTGGGCGCGCGGCCAACCGCTACCGTTTCGACACGGAGCCTTCTAGCCTTCATCGAACGGGTCGTGATCCTGAAACGGCCAGAGGCTCGGATAGCTTTCCTGCAGGCTTTGAGCCGCCGCCGCATATTGCAACAGAGTCGATGTTTTTGCCTGTCCGAGCCGGGGTATGGGGTCGTATTTCTGAAGCGTTTCAGCATATGCTTCAGCGCACCTTATCTCAAAAGCAACGGCGATCAGGAATGTGCGGCGGACGATATTATCGCCCAACCCTTCCAGAAACATGCGCCTGCGCGTTTTGTTTCCGGCAAGAAACAGACGGGTCATGCTCTTGTATTTTTCCTTGTAAACTAGATCGCACTGCTTCTGAATGCCAACCTCCTCGCAAGCATCAGCAAGGTTCTCAATGCCTTCTTTCAGCAATAGGTCACCTATGTAGGCTTGCTCCTTGCCAATGTATTCAGCCAGCTGATCCAACCCCATGTTCATGCCTCCATTTGTGTTGTGTGAACCATGGTTGCAGCAAACGCTATCAGCGCACAATGGCGAAACGTGCATCCAAATTCGACAGAACAATTGAGACGGAAAGCGCACTGCCATGATCACGATCTGGATCGGGCTGGCCGGATACTGCGCGCTTTGTTGTGTGGCTGCCGGTTGGTTCTGGATCGCTGGCAGACATTAAAATCAAGGGGACTACCATGAATATATACTCAGAGGATGATCGCCACAGGCTGATGCTGACCTGCTGCTATAGCGCGGTCGCTCGCCATTTCAGCCATCTTTCGCTCGAAGATATTATCGACCCTCCGAACGATCTCCTGGACGCGGCACTGGCGCGGCAATGCGCGCTAACGATGATGCGTGACTACTTCGACGTACCAGCACGCCGTATTGCAAAGATTACGGATCGCAATGTCGGCCGCATCAAGCAAACCATGTGGAAGGTCAACCTGCGCCGTGACTGCACGGTATTCGACCGAGCCTATCACAAGATGGGCCTTCGGGCGCTGGCGCTTTACGGGCAGGCCTACGGCAAAGCCGAAGCGGAGGCCGCGTGACATGGCCGAGTTCATTTCTGCATCGATAGACAAAATCCACATGGGCGAACGTCTGCGCCCGATTGATCAAGGGTATGTCGAGGCCATTGCCGCGTCGTTTGAAGAGCGCGGACAGATCAGCCCGATCATGATCAGAAGCACACCGGCGCAAAATAAGGGCAAGACGCCGTATACGCTGGTCGCCGGTGCCTATCGGCTTTCCGCCGCGCGCCTGATCGGATGGTCCGAGATCGACGCCATCGTTGTCGCTGCCGATCAAGTCGAGGCTCAGCTTCTTGAGATATCCGAGAACCTTTACCGCAACGAACTGAACCCGCTTGATCGCGCCATTTTCGTGATGAAGTACCGGGAACTTTGGGAAGAGAAAAACGGGAGTATCGATCCAAAAGGCGGTCGCCCTGAGAAACAGGGTAACGATTACCCTGTTTTTGCAAAAGGTCGAGAACTTTCGAAGCAAGTACAAAACCGCCTTGGAATTGGCGCGGAAACCTACAAGCTTATCAATCGCATCGGTCAGAACCTGCATCCAGCGCTACGACAGGCTGTGCGCGGAACCGAGGCCGAAACCAATCAGGCGTTGTTGCTGAAATTCGCGAAACTGACACCCGATATGCAGGTGAAGGCAGCGGCAGCGCTGAAAGAAAGTGGTGACCCGCAGAGCGTGTTGGCGCTGACAAAGCCCCAGAAGCCTGAAAAGCCCGCTCGCGATCCGGACACAGAGGCACTTGCCGCTCTGCGCAAAGCATGGGGACAGGCAAGCCAGTCCGTCAAAGATCAGTTTCTCCAAGAGATTGGCCTATCCCGTTTTCAGGAGGCAGCATGATGTCGACGAAACGCGACCCTTCACAGATGGATTTCTTTTCATCACCGGTCTTTCCAACCCGTGATGCCGTTGAACAGATCGACCTTGATCGTTTTCGCGCACGTCTGAAGCGGGAAATGGCGAGGGCAATCCGCGAGGCACCGTTCGACCGCCCGACGATAGCAGCCCGAATGGCACATTATCTCGGCCTGCCGTCAATCTCGAAGGCGACGATTGATGCCTACACCGCCGAGAGCAAGAGCGGGCATGACATCAGCCTGCCGCGCTTCAAGGCATTCGTCCGTGCGACAGGTGCGGTGTGGCTTTGGGATGTGATCGTGTCAGAAGACGGCTTGTTGCTTCTCCAGGGCGACGAGGCACGATTGGCAGAGATTGCCCGTCTTCAGCAAGAGCGCAAGGAGATTGAAGGCCAGCTCAAGGCACTCCGCTCCAAGCCCGTTACGATCCGGAGGGCACGCTGATGTCGAATGCTGAACGCGGCGTCTCTTTGAAAAGTCAGGTGGCGGCACTGGACAGCCTGCTTCATGGCCGATCGCTGACGCTCTCTCCCTCACATCGTGCACTTCAGAAAGAGCACCTGGAGGCAGCTCTGCGCACACTGAAGTGGATGGAAATTCACGCTCCTGAAATCCGTCGAGCAATGGCGGCAAAGGGAGGCAAGGTATGAGGGAATGGTTCACAGCCTCGGAATTGGCGGCAGCGAAATTACCGGGGTTTCCTGCCTCCGAGCTACATGTTGGGAAGCGTCTTTCTGGTGCGCGTGGCACCAACAAAGCCAGACAGCGCAAAGCTGTCGGCGGGGGGTATGAATACCATTATTCACTTTTGCCCGCCGCCGCCCGCGAGAAGCTAGCGTTTATCCTGACCGAGCCAGAACCGGAAAAATCCGAAGTCTCAAAGCTTCTTTGGAGGCGGTTTGAGGCCCTTTCAAGCGAACATAAAGCGCTCTGCGAAAAGCGCCTCGAAGTGATCCAGCGCGTCGAAGCAATGGTTGAGGCCGGTCTACCGAAGAAGAAGGCTGTCGAAACGGCAACGCAGTACACCTGCACAGGAAAAAGCGCCTACTATGAATGGTGGGCGATGGTGAAAGATCAGCCGAAACAGGACTGGCTCGCCGCACTCGCTCCGGCATTCTCGGCTAAGGCCAATGGTGTCGAAAAAGAGATTGCACCTTGTCACTCTGAAGCGTGGGCATTCTTCAAGTCCGACTTTCTCCGCCCCGAAGGGCCGAAGTTCTCTGCCTGCTATCGGCGTATGGTGAAGGCTGCAAAGTCTGAAGGCTGGTCTCCGATCCCGTCCGAACGCTCACTGCGCCGCCGCCTGGAACGCGAAGTTCCAAAGGCCGTGCAGGTTATGAGCCGCGAAGGCCGCGAGAAGGCCAAGCGCATGTTTCCGGCGCAGGAGCGCTCTGTTGCACATTTGCATGCAATGGAAGCGGTCAACGCCGATGGCCACAGGCTCGACCTGTTTGTGAAAGTGCCATGGGCCGAGAAGCCAACACGCATGTATCTGATCGGCACGCAGGATCTATATTCGCGCAAGGTGCTTTCATGGCGGCTTGCAGAGGCTGAAACGTGGGATGCGATCCGGGCCTGCTTCGGTGACATGGTTGAAGATTTCGGCATACCGGAGCGCATCTATCTCGATAATGGACGTGCCTTTGCCTCCAAAATGATCTCCGGTGGTGCGAAGACACGCTATCGCTACAAGATCGACGCGGACGAAGTGTCCGGCCTGCTGGTGACACTTGGCATCGAGCCGCGCTTCGTAACGCCTTATCACGGTCAGGCAAAGCCGATCGAACGGGCATGGCGCGATCTGGCCGAAGAGATCAGCAAACATCCGGCGATGTCAGGTTGCTACACCGGCAACAAGCCGGATGCCAAGCCTGAAAACTATATGGATAAGGCCGTGCCGCTCGATGTTCTCGAACATCACGCAGCCGAGATGATTGCCGAGCACAACGCCCGCACCGGCCGCCGCACCGAAACAGCCAAGGGCAAAAGCTTCGACCAGGTGTTTGCCGAAAGCATGGCCGCGCCGGCGACCATCGTTCGCCAGGCAACGGAAGCGCAACGCACGATCTGGCTGCTGTCGGCCACGGGGCTGAAAGCGCGCCAACCGGATGGTTCCATCCACTTCATGGGATCGCGGTATTGGTCCATCGAACTCAACCAGTGGATCGGCAAAAAGCTGATGGTTCGCTTCGACCCGGACAATCTGAAAAAGCCGGTGAAGGTCTACGAGCCAAACGGTCGATTTATCTGTGATGCCGAACCGCTAGGCAGCATCAGGTTTGACAGCGTCGCGGAAGGCCGTCGTCAGCAAAACAAGGCCAAGTCATACAGCAAGCTGACCAAACAGCGTGCCGATATGGAACGCCAGTTTGCAGCCGAAGAGCTGGCCGACATTCTGGACAGAGGCAAAAAGGCCAGCCCGACACCGAAGCCTGAAAAGGTAAGGCCGACAGTAACCCGTATCGCCACAGGCAATCTCGCCACGAAAATCGAACCTGTGCCTGAAGAGCAGCTCGACGAGGATCGTTACGAGGACGCTTTCAGCCGCGCACTCGAAAGGTATGCCGACAGCGATGCCGTTATCCAATTCCCGCAAGGCGGCAAGACCAAGACCGGATAAACCGGCGATGACCGATAAGTATTGCGTTCGGTTCCGACAATGAAAAAGGGCGGGAGATTGCAGCTCCCGCCCAAAAGAAAAACACCCCATCAGGGGCACAGAACGGAGCCAAGTATAGTGACTAAGAAGTTTAATGCAAATAGCGGCTGGGTTCTCAGCCAGCCAACCGCAACCTTTCTCGAAAAACATCCTGTCAGCGATGTGGAAGAATGGCGTGCGCTGACTGCACGCACAGCCGAAATGGCATCAACCAACGGATGGTCAAAAGCCGAAGTGGCACGCCGCAGCGGGGTTGCCGAGGGTACATTCTCACAGTGGCTGTCCGGCAAATACAACGGCACGTTGGCCAACTATAACCAGCAGATTGGGCAGTGGCTAACAAGCGTTGAGGAAGCGGCCGACATGGCCGCAGCCATTCCGGCGTCCCCTTCATTCGTGAAAACGAAGGTCGCTACCGAAGTCTTGCAAACGCTTATGTGGGCGCAGATGACGCCAGCCCTTGTTGCCGTGACGCTGGACGCGGGCGTTGGAAAGACCACTGCCTGCCGCCATTACTGCGCTACGCGGCCTCATGCCTACATGGCGACGATCAGCCCGTCGACAAAGAAGGTACATGGCATGCTGGTCGAACTGGCCGAAGCGCTTGATGTATCCGAGCACAACCCGGCCCGGCTGGTTCGCGCTATCGGGCGAAAGCTTCAGCGTGTCGGTGACGGCACCTTGCTGATCATCGACGAGGCCCAAAACCTCGAAGCCGAGAGCATCAACCAGTTGCGCCACTTTGTCGACAACAACAGTTGCGGCGTCGCCCTTGTCGGCAATGAAGACACGGCGGCCTCTTATGTGCGTCAGCAAGGCCGATCCGTCGCATCACGGGCGCAGGTGCTGTCACGTTTTGACAAGCGCTTACGACGTGAAGGCAACCGCGCCGAAGACATCCGGTTGTTCGTGGCCGCGCTCGGCATTGATGATCCCGATTGCATCAAGTTTCTGCTCGGCCTCGGCCTCAAGCCCGGCGCGCTCCGCCAGATCGATCGTACGGTCAAGCTGGCACGCATGTATGCGATGGGCGAAGCCCAGCCGTTGTCGCTCGATCATCTGAAAGCCGCCTGGAAAAATCGTGATCTGGGAGACCTGCAATGAGTGCCACCCTGATCAACATGGTTTTGAGCGACACGCTACGGGTTCACGCGCTGCACCTCGACAAGGAGCATCGCGAAGGCGGTGGCTTGTCGGAGGCCCAGTGCGGCCAGCTTGCCAGAGAGCTGCATGTGCTCGCCGATCTGGCCCGCAACACAGAACAGGAGCTTTACGTTCACCGGCTCGACAAAGCCCAGCGCGAAGGTTGCGAAATTCTCGAAGACGAAGCCACGCGCAAACTCAGGCAGATGCTTGCCGATCCAGATGGCAAGATCGTCCGCCCGGATTTCAAGGGAGGCAAGGCATGAACATCCAACCATCTCAATACCTGTCGGGCGTGCGCGATGAAATGAAGCGCTTTGTGCGCATGCAGAAGCGGCCAAGCGTCAACGAACTGGAAGGCATGGTGACCCGGATGAATACCGGCATTGCCCTGACAGAAGAACTGGAGGCGGAGAACCGCCTCCCGACCAAAACCAGGACGAACCGCCCCAAGCTGTTCCTGATTTCCAACCACGACAACAACGGAGGTGATGCAGCATGACCAGTGAAGCATACATTCTCGAAGCACAGCAGAACCAGCCGCGCACCGCTGAAATCAACGGCGGACGCTATATCGAAGATGTGCGCGGCCGGTTCGTGCCGGAAGCGCTTTACCAGGCGCAGGTTCGCGAGATCGGTACCGGTGTCACGATGGTGAACGGCCGTGAGATGATGACCGATGCCAGCGACCGGCTGGTGCCGATCGACATGGTCAAGCCGCAGCACAAGCTTGAAGACGAGGTTGTGCGCAAGGTCATCGGCTTTGCCTTTGACCTCTCCGCGCAGATCGGCCGGTTTCTTGAACACACCATGATCGACCTGGACGGCTTCGACGCGCTTTTAGCGCAGGAATACGAAGTCACCAAGGGCGGCAAGAAAGGCAATCGGACCTACCAGTCTTACGATGGGCTTTACAAAGTTCAGGTGCAGATAGCAGACCGTATCGATTTCGGGCCGGAGCTACAGGTTGCGAAAAAGCTTTTCGACGAATGTATGAATGAATGGTCAGCCGATAGCCCGGCACCACTGCAGGCAATTGTTACCCGCGCATTCAGCACTGACACGGAAGGCCGCATCAATCGCGCTGACCTGTTTAGCCTGTTGCGCCACAACATCGATGACGAGCGCTGGCAGCGCGCTATGGGTGCCATCCGTGATGCCATGCGGGTGACCGGCTCGAAGCAGTATGTCCGCTTCTATCATCGCCGTTCGGTCGAGGATCGCTGGCAGGCGATCACGATTGATCTGGCGAAGGCAGGTGCGTGATGAGCGAGCATTACAACAGGCTATCACCTGCCGAAGCGGAACGCCTTGCTATGCTGGCGGAAGAAGCTGGTGAGATCGTCCAGGCTGTCGGAAAAATCCTCCGCCATGGGTACGAGAGTTTTCATCCCTCCGATCCCACGACGCCAAACAGAGTTCTGCTCAGCAATGAGGTCGGAGACTTGAGTGCCGTTTACACCATGATGCTTGCCAATGGTGACCTTCCTTCAATCCAAGAGGATGAGGTCACAGCGTCGCTAGCGTCGAAGCTTCGTTGCACTCACCACCAGCGTGCGGAGTGTGAGCGATGATCAAAGTCACCTCGAAACACAAAAAGTCGCGCAACGGCGCTGAACATCAGTGCGCCCATTGCGGCAAAAAACTCCGCGGCGAAAAGGGCCTGAAGATGCATGTCCGGCAGGAGCATGAGGAAGCTGGAAAGGCGGTGGCGAAATGAGCGACAGTATCAAACGCCGTATCGCCGCATTGCTACAGAAGACCACAGCACGTGGTTGCACTGAACAAGAAGCCCTTGCAGCTGCCGAAAAGGCAGCTGCATTAATGCGCGAATATGGCTTGTCGGACCTCGATATTGAGATCAGCCAGGCTTCGGTGAAAGCAAAAACCCACGGTGCTTCGATCCGCGATCGTCTCTGGCGTGATCTGGCATGGTTGACCAACACGGCGACGCTTGTGGGTGATATCGACGGCCACCACAGAACCTTTGTCGGCCGCGCACCCGGTCCCGAGATTGCCACCTACCTGTTCGTCGTTCTCGACCGGGCGATTGACCGCGCCGTCCGCGAGTTCAAAAAGACACCGAGCTATACCCGGTTGCGTAAACAGAAAACCAAACGTCAGGCCGTTTATGATTTTACGGCGGGCATGGTTGTTCGCCTCGGTATACGATTGCGGGCGCTCTTTGCGGACATGCTGTCAGATGACGCAAGGAGTGACGCTTCACGCGCGTTGGCCGAACGCTACCCCGATACGGTTGCGGTCCACCAGCGGGCTGGTGCGGTCAAGAACGGCAATATTGCGACGCTCGGCTATTTCGCCGCTAACAACATCAATCTCGCGCACGGCGTCAACGGTTCTGGAGGGCCAAAAGCCATTGCCGGAAAGGCGGGTGATACTTGAATACGTTGGCCGGTACTTTCGCCAGTGATGCGTTCCGGCGTTGCCCCGTCTGTGGCGCGGCTGAAGATATGGTCGTTGGTTCTGTCGACGAGCACCGTCATGCCCGCGCTTATTTATGTAGCGCTGTTTTCGAGCGTATTGAAGGCTTTTTCGCCTGCACGCATCCCTGTCCGGCACCATCGCAGATTGCGGTCTCGCACATCATCGCCGAAGCTCAGAAAGGGTCAGATCATGAGTAGGTCAATCGCGGCACTGCATGTCGCAAAGAAACAGCTTGGTTTGGATGATGAAACCTACCGCGCCAAGCTTTCGACCATCACCGGGAAATCTTCCGCCAAGGAAATGTCGGAGGCCGAGCGGCAGAAGGTTCTGACGGTCTTCCGCAATGAAGGCTTTTCGCCGAAGGCTACCGAAGCACGGCCGGACGGTCGCAAGAAGCTCACCGGCAAATTTGCACCGAAACTCCAGGCGCTCTGGATTGCGGCGTGGAACCTTGGTCTGGTCAACAACCGCGATGACGCGGCCCTGCTTGCCTTTGTGAAACGTCAGACCGGGATCGATCACACGCGCTTCCTGACCTATGGCGGCGACGCCTCGAAAGCGATTGAAGCGCTCAAATCTTGGATCAAGCGCGAAGGCGGCGTGAGCTACGGAAACTCACAGGGGGAAGAGTGGCTTCAGTCCGACATTGCCAAGGTCTGCTGGGCGCAGTGGCGTCTGCTTGAGCCAGAAGCCCAGCTTTATCCGGACACAAAAGGCTTTCCGGCAGAAGTCCTGAAAATAGCTGGAATTGCACAACTTACGACACCGCTCGGGATTTTGAAGCCCGCTGATTGGCGTTTGGTCTCCAATGAACTCGGCAAACGTATCCGTGCCCGAAAGGCAAGTGCGTGATGGATGACGTCAGAGAAAGGCTTCGCCGCGTCAGTCGTATTGAAGAGGCTTTGGTCAAAGCGTTCGAGGATGCCGACGTTCCTATCGATCGTAGCGACGATGGTGACACAATGACGTGTTCGCTCAACGAGGACATGGGTGTGACCTGGCACCTCTCGCTTTCGAGTTTAGCCAGAGATATCGAAAGGCTTCTATCGTGAAACCTTCTTGCTCAATGCCAGTCACAGGCTTCGAAATCGCTGTCGTCAGCGATCATGCCTTGCTGCGCTATCTAGAACGGAAACACGGCCTCGATGTCGAAGCACTGCGTGCAGAGATCCGCACCGCCTGCCGGGATGGTGTTCGTTATGGCGCGAAGGCCGTGGTGGCCGATGGCGTCAAGTTTGTCATTACCGACGACACTGTTGTGACCTGCCTTGAAAGAAAACGCACAGAGCGGAAGGGAAAGGGATGACCGCCAGCAACCTTCCGCTTTTCACCGTCACAGAAAACCGTGAAGCTCTGAAGAGGCTTCAGGAGCGCCGCAATGCGCTCTTGATGCGTCTTCAAGGCCTCTCGCCACAGAGCCGCAAACGCGCCGGGCTGACCTACGAACTGTCCATCGTCACCACTGAAATCATCCGCTGCGAAACGAAAAACGACGGGAGGAATCTACAATGAACCAGCTCCCTGCAATTCTCGATGAAATTGCTCAAGTCGCGGGAAAAGAGGCTGCCTGGGAAATTGCGCGCGCGAATGGCGGACGAGTGGTCTATATTCCCGCTTCTCCGATAAGCGATCACTGGCTGACACAACTGGTTGGCTACGACAGAGCCGTTAAAATTTGCGATCACTTTCGGGTTGGAGACACCGGCCAGCGCATCCTCATTCCGTTGGCCAAATATACCAGCCAGCGCGAACGGCTTTCCCGTGCATTGAATGCGGGCATGAGCGCGCCAGAGGCGGCCGAAGTGTCCGGCATGCATGTTCGCTCCGCGTATCGGGCGCGTGCGCGCAAGCGCAAAGATGACGACGACAACCAGGGCAATCTTTTTTAAGCGTTGCACAAAATCGTCATGGTGCTGATCGCCAGAGTTGTTAAGCTGCGACCGTCTAACAACGAGGTTTTTGATGAAAAAGATTGCTTTAATTTCAGCCGCCGCACTGGTTTTGTCCGCATCGTTTGCAACAGCACAGAACAGATACCCCCCAAGTGCCTTCATGGAGATTATGGGGAGCGCACATGCTTATGAAGAACTATGCGACAATCTTATCATTGACGAAGGCGTGATGCGGCAGGTTGCCCTTGAGAACCACATTACCGAGGCCGTATTTAACCAACCTCGCAACCAGCAATCCTTCACGGGACAGTATCAAAGGATGATCCAGTCTGCGGACAGCTATACAGATCGGGATTTCTTCTGCGGTAATGGTTTGGTGGAATTTGGCGCTGACGGCGTGAATATCCCCGGCCTCCTGAAGCAGAAAAACTGACTCTTCTGACCTGCGCCTGACACTGTCAGCCTGACAACGTCATCCGATAAAACAGCATACTGGCTCCGACTTCACGGTCAAGATGACCAATCCCCTGAAGACGGAAAGCCGGTATGCGCCCCATCAACGAAATCATCATTCACTGCACGGCCACGCCCGAAGGCCGCCCCGTCAGCGTTGCCGAGATCAATGGTTGGCACCTTGAGCGCGGCTGGTCGGGTATCGGCTATCATCGCGTCATCCATCTCGACGGCCGCCGTGAGGCAGGCCGACAGATCGAACGCATCGGCGCGCATGTCAAAGGCCACAATACCGGTACAGTCGGCGTGGTCTATGTCGGCGGCATGAACCGCGATTTCACCGCCGCTGCCGACACCCGCACGCCCGCCCAGAAAGACGCGCTTCTCGCCGAAATCATCGATCTTCGCGACCGCTTCGGCATTGGGAAAATCAGCGGCCACCACGACTATGATGCGGGCAAGGCCTGCCCTTCGTTTGAGGCTCGCCCGGAATACGCCCACCTGTTCCCGGCAATGAATGCCGTTGCCAATTTTGAGGACGAGGTTTTGCGGCGCGGCGATATCGGTCCTGCCGTCTTTGACTGGACAGAAGAGCTTCGCCGTTTCCGCGAGATGATCGATCACGAGTGGCCGGTGCAGCCGAGCGATACCTTCGATTACACAATCGAGATGGTCACCATCTGGTTCCAGAAGCGGCGCGGCATTGTTGCTGATGGTATTGTCGGCCCGCAGACCCGCGACGAAATGGATCGGGCGCTCGCAGGCAAACCGCCTTACCGGGCATTGGAGCTGTGATCATGGAGAAGCCAAGCTACCGCAGTTCCAAACGCTTCATGGGCATTTCCCATGCACTTGCCTGGGCGGTCATCTTCATCATCGTTGCTGCCGCCTCCTATGGCTCTGACGGCGCACTGGCACTTGCGCCGACCATCATTCCTCTGATGGTCGGAATGATCCTTGCGCTTCTCGGCATCCATCGCGGACTTGGCTCGATTGATATGCGCACCATAGCACGCTTTGGCCGCGATCAACCGGACAAGGGGGCGTGATGCCCGCTTTTCTGGCGAAATACCTGTCTCCGCTCGTGGTCGCTGGCTTGCTGTTTGCGGCTGGTGGGCTGCTTGCCTTTGCCGCCGTCAACGAGGTCAACGACATGGTGAAAGATGCGAAAGACACGGCAAACGCCGAACGCAACGCATTCTGGCAAGGCGAGATTGCCAAAGCCAATGCGGCAAAGGAAAAGGCCGTCGCCGCCCAGCTCCGCGCCGTCATGCTCGCCGGAGAACAGATCCGCACGGCCGAGGCCGAAGCTGAAACCAAACTGAAGGAAATGGAGAAAGCGAATGCGGCTTTGCCTGGCGGCGATGCTTGCGGCCTTGGGCCTGAGCGCGTGCGCATCCTCCCCCGATGAACCGGTCGTCATCACTGAGCTTGTCAAACCGGTGCTGCCAGAAGGTGCGCGTGACGATTGCGCCGCACCGTCACGTCTGCCGAATGATGGCGGATTGAGCGAGGCAGAGGTGTTTAACCTCTGGGCATTCGACCGCATCGCGCTGAAAGTCTGCGAGATCCGCCGCGCTGCCGCTGTCAACGCCGTGGATGCTGCGCCGGAAGAACACGAGTTAATTGGAGAACTCCATGGAACCTAGAGATCTTCAGTTATGGCTCTCGATCGCTGCGACACTGCTTTCAATAGGTGCCGTCATCTATGCAGTTATCACCGCCAAGGCCAAAGGCAACAGCGTAAAACTGGATAAGCTGGAAGGTAAGGTCGAAGACCATGGCCAGCGCATTCAGTCACTAGAAGACGAAATGGAGCATTTGCCGGACAAGGAAAGCCAGCACCGCATTGAAGTCGGGTTGGTTGAGTTGAACGGCCGTATGGATGTGCTTTCGGAGAGCCTGAAGCCAATCCACGCGAATAACCAGCTCCTGCATGATCTCTTACAAAAACAGGTGACGAAATGAATTTAGGGGTTGATTGGGAACAGGTTCGCCGCGAGCGCGCGCGTCTGGTTATTCTGAGAGCCTTGGCCGAGCAGCTGAACGGTTCCCTTGATAGCAGCATTCTGGAAGAAGTTCTGCCGCTTTCTGCCATTCGTGAAGACCAACCATGGATACGCGAACAACTCAAATACCTTGAGAAGATGGACGCGATCAAACTCACGGTCTCCGAAAGCATCATGATCGCCACGCTGACCAAGCGCGGACGGCGCCACATTGATCGCGACATTGCCATCGAAGGGGTCACGCGCCCCCCTATGTTGGGTGAGTGAGCATGGCGACCAGAGGACGCGGCCGACTATCCAAGATCGATCTTTTACCCGAAGAATGTGACGATGTTGTCGCGTGGGCAGCGCAGGAAATGGCCGATCGGGACCGGCCTCTGACCGAGATCTATCCGGAGTTCTGCGATAAGCTGATTGCCGTCCAGGGCGAATATGGCGTTGGCTTCGATATACCGTCCTTTTCCTCGTTCCATCGGCACTCGGTCAAGCTGGCGCAGATGACGCGCCGCCTGCAGCAAACCCGCGAAATGGCCGCGATCATTTCGGAACGTATGGATGCCGAAGCCTCCGATGATCTGACGCTGATTGCCGCCGAGGCGATCAAGACGCTGATCTTTGAACTGCTTCAATCGTCGGGCGAAAGCGGCCTTTCCACCAAGGGTGCGCAGGAACTGGCCAATGCACTGCGGGCGGCCACTGCCGCTCAGTCCGTCTCCACCACACGCCGCCAGAAGGTCGAGGCCGCGTTCGAAGCGAAGACGGAAGAGGTTATCGAGAAGGTCTCGCAGGAAGCCGGTCTCTCCTCTGAGACTATTGCCCAGCTTCGCCGTGATTTCCTCGGTGTCAGGCCGAAGGAAGGCCGCGCTTCATGAAGGGCAAACAGAACATTCCACGCGGGGAGTGGCGCGACCCGATCCTGCCGCGCGAACCCGACAAGCTGCCGGAAGAATGGCCGCGCGGTGCGGATATCCCTGACGAACTGGACCCGCTTGCCGATGGCGTTCTCATGCTCCATCAAAGCGAATGGCTGGAAGATGACAGCGACCTGAAGGCCTGCGCGAAAGGCCGACGCACCGGCATAACCTTTGCCGAGGCGCTGGACGATACGCTGATTGCCGCCGCCAAGCGCTCGGCGGGCGGACAAAATGTTTTCTATATCGGTGATACCAAGGATAAGGGCCGCGAGTTCATCGGCTATGTGGCGCAATTCGCAAAAACGGTGGCCAAGCAGCTCGTGTCGATCGAAGACAGTTTCTTTACCGATCAGAAGGCCGACGGCTCAACCCGCCAGATTGCGTCCTATGTCATCCGTTTTGCATCCGGCTTCCGCGTCGAGGCGCTCTCGTCCCGGCCGGAAAATATTCGTGGCCTGCAGGGCGTCGTCGTCATTGATGAGGCAGCATTCCACAAGGATGTTCGCGAAGTCCTGGATGCGGTAAACGCGCTTCTGATCTGGGGCGGCAAGATCCGCGTGATCTCGTCGCACAATGGCAACCTGAACCCGTTTAACGAGCTGCTGCGTGAGGCGCGTGCGGGCAAGGTGCCGTTCAGCGTGCATGAAATCCCGTTCACCGATGCTGTCACGAATGGTCTTTATCGCCGGGTCTGCCTGATCAAAGGGACCGAATGGACCGAAGAAGGCGAGCGCGAATGGGAAGCGCAAATCCGCAATTCCTATGGCGTGCGCACCGCCAAAATGCGGCAGGAGCTGGACGCCATCCCTGCCGATGCCGAAGGCGCGGCTTTGTCCCGCGTCCAGATTGAAGCCTGCATGAAACAGGGCATTCCGGTCATTCGCTGGGCTTGCAACGACGATTTCAAGAATGCGTCTGATGACGTGCGCACCCGCGCGGCGCTGGATTTCTGCGAGAAGGAACTAAAGCCTGTTCTCGATCGGCTGGACAAACGCCGGTCGCATTATTTCGGTGAGGACTTTGCGCGCAAGGGCGATGCGACGGTCATCCTGCCGCTTGAACTTGGCCGCGATCTCGTTCGCCGTGCCGTGGCCCAGATCGAGTTGCGCAATGTGCCCTTCGATCAGCAGCGCGAGATCCTGTTTTATATCGTTGACCACTTGCCGCGCATGTCTGGCGGTGCGCTCGATGCGCGCGGCAATGGTGCTTATCTGGCGGAAAAGGCAGCCCAGCGCTATGGCTCGAATGTCGTTGAGGTTCAGCTTTCCGACAGCTGGTACAAGACCGAAATGCCCGCCTATCTTGAAGCGTTCGGCGACAAGACGATTGTGCTGCCTGCCAGCGAAGACACGCTCACCGATCATCAGGCACTCGCCTATGTCAACGGCTATGTGAAGATCCCCGACAACCACCGCTTCAAAGGCACGGACGGCTTTGACCGCCATGGCGACAGCGCCATTGCTGGCGCGCTGGCCTATTTCGCAACACGGCAGGAGATCGAGATCATCGAATATACCGGCGCACACGAGACGGTCGATGAAGGCGTGAAGCTGTTTGACGATGAAACCACCGGCGGCGGTATGCTGCCGGAACTTTCCGGAGGCCTTTACTGATGGTGCTCTATGACCACCGTGGCGAACCAATAAAAACCGCCAAACTGAAAGAAGAGTTTGCAGCACCTGAAACGTTCGGCGTGCGCTCCGTCTGGCAGGACACGATTGCCAGCGGTCTCACGCCGCATGGTCTGGCCTATCTTCTCGACCAGGCGGCGCGCGGTTATCATGAGCGTTACATTGCCCTGGCAACCGAAATGGAGGAACGGGATCTGCATTACGCAGCGGTCCTGTCCACGCGCAAGCTTGCTATCTCCGGCATTACACCAACGGTCACCGCCGCTTCCGACAGTTCGGAGGACGAGAAAATTGCTGACGACGTGCGCCAGCTTGTCACAGACCCCAGCTTTACCGATGATTATGTGATCGACGTTCTGGACGCACTCGGCAAAGGGTTTTCCGTTGTCGAAACGCTCTGGGACTTTTCCGAGCGGCAATGGTGGCCGAAAGGCTATCGCTGGCGCGACCAGCGTCATTTCGTGATTGACCGTGAGGATGGAACGACACTTCGCCTTAAAACCGGGACCAATCTTCAGGGCGTCGACCTGCCAGCCTTCCAGTTTACCATCCATCATCCGAAGCTGAAAAGCGGCCTGCCGGTGCGCGGCGGGCTGGCGCGTCTTTCCGCCTGGGCCTTCCTGTTCAAGTCCTATACGCTCAAAGACTGGATGGCGTTTCTGGAAGTCTACGGCATGCCGTTCCGTGTCGGCCGTTATGGCAAGGGAACGTCGCCGGACGAACGGCGCGTGCTGTTGAAAGCCGTGCGTCAGCTTTCCTCCGATGCTGCAGCGATCATTCCGCGCGAAATGGATATCGAGTTTATCGAGGCCAAGGGCGGCTCCGGCAATGCTGTTTTCGGATCAAAAGCTGAATACCTGGACAAGCAGATTTCGAAAGGTGTTCTCGGTCAGACGATGACCAGTGACGACGGCGCGTCCATGGCGCAGGCCGAAATCCATGAGAATGTGCGTATTGATATCGCCCGTGCCGATGCGCGCCAGCTGGCAGGCAGTGTTCAGCGCGACCTCATTCGTCCGTTCGTGGATCTGAACTATGGCCCGCGCGATAAGTATCCGAAGCTTGAATGGCCGATTGCCGAACCGGAAGATGTCAAGTCGCTTGCGGATGCACTGGAGAAGCTGGTCCCGCTTGGCCTCAAGGTGTCCATGTCGAGTGTCCGCAGCAAGCTCGCTCTGGATGCACCGAACGATGAAGAAGAGCTTCTTACGCCACCGCCATCAGCGGCTCCGCCACCGGAAGAACCACCTGAAACAGCGCGGCTGAAGCCATGCGCCCATTGCGGAGAAGTCCACACGGCCGCCAGCGAGCAAACCGAACTGGACGCGCTGGCAGAAGATGCGCTTGCCGATTGGGAGACCGACCTTGAACCGATGATAAAGCCGCTTCGAGACCTGTTTGAGCGGGCCACATCCTATGAAGATATCGAAAACGGACTGGATGATTTGATCGCCAAAATGGATGCAGGTCCGGTTGCCGATCGGCTAGCGAAGCTCGCAATGAAAGCGCGCGGCCTTGGCGATCTCGCAGATGAATAATCCGGCGAAGCCGCAAGCGCGACCGCGCGGCGGCAGTGTGAGGACAAAACATGTCTGATCTGTTCAAGACCGCGCCCAAAGAAGTTACACGTTTCTTCGAGGCCAAAGGATCGGAGCCGACTTTCGACTGGCGCGACATTGCACCGGACGAACATGCCTTCACCTTCACCGTTGCCAAGACGGCTGGCTTTGATGTCCTGGACGATATCCGTGAAGAGGTGTCGCGAGCCGTCCGGGATCAGGTGCCCTTCGAGGAATTCCGCAAAAGCCTCACGCCGACGCTGCAGAAGAAAGGCTGGTGGGGCCGTGCCATTGCCACCGATCCCAAAACCGGTGTTCCCGATATCGTTCAGCTCGGCTCGCCGCGCCGTCTCAAAACCATCTATTGGGCGAACACGCGCACGGCCTATGCGGCCGGTGAATGGGAACGCACCCAGCGCAACAAGGCGTTTCTGCCCTTCATCCTTTACCAGCGCACAATCGCCCGCGATCCGCGCGACGAGCATCTGGGCTTTGTCGGGATCGTTTTGCCGGTCGATCATCCCTTTTGGGAAACGCACTACCCGCCGAACGGTTGGGGCTGCGAATGCACGGTGCGGCAGATCTCGCGGCGCGAGGCGGTTGCACTTGGCTGGTCGGAAGATCAGGAAGAGCCGGTCGTTGTTTTCGAGAACTGGAAGAACAAGCGCACCGGCAAGACCGAGAAAGTGCCGCGCGGCATAGATCCCGGTTGGGCGCAAAACCCCGGCAAGAACCGCGCGAAGAATGTTTCGACGTTCCTTTCCGATCGCGTCGCGGCTCTTCCGGCCAATCGGCGCACGGCCGCGATTGAGGATATTGTCGGCTCGCCAATTTTAAAGTCGATGTATGAGAAACCGAAGAAAGGCATGTTTCTGCCGGTCGCGCCGGTCAGGCAGGATCTCGCCCAGGCGCTCGGCGCGGAGCCGACCTTTGTGCGGCTGTCATCCGACAGTCTGGAACACATGATCAAGGAACACAAAGAGCGTGGATTGACCCTTGACGATATGCGTTCGGCCCTGGCCGTTGCCGCAAATCCGGAAGCGGCCATTCCGCTCCATTCGAAAAAAGGCTTCACCTATCTGGGAGAAGCCAATGGCAAGGGATGGAGACTGACAGCGAAGGCCGTTGTCGCTGAAACCGGTGAAACCGAATGGTGGATGACCAGCTTCCACCGCAAGACACGCAAAGAGATCGACCGCATCAAGAGGCGGGCGGAAAAAGACGGAAAGCTGCTGAAATGAAAATGACGGCGTGGAAGGACGTGAACCCCTTCGCTGATCCGGCAAGCCGTCCAGGTAGCACGAAAATGTCTCACGCCGTCTGGTCATAAATATAGTCGTTAACGCTTGTCTTTGCAATTGGCCACAGAGCGCCGAAAGCCGCTTTGACGGTCAACGATAGCCGAAAGCACTCGAGCAAGCGCTGACGGGCTTTGAAACGGCTTTGAAATTGATCCTGAATGAGAAAGGGCGGGTGCATTTGCGTCTGGTCTGGCAAAGTTTGCCGGGGTCATCTTGTTCAGCGCGTCTGCGCGTCGCCAATCGTTTGGCGCGTGGTCCGCAGGTCAGCCCGAAGGGCGTGCGACCGTGAGGACAAGAAAGACCCTGACACTGTCAGGCTCTTTTGCGCTTCGCCGACCAGCCAAGGTTGGCCCATGACGAAACGAACCGCAACCCATTTTTTAATAACAGAGATTGCAGCGACGGGCGGCAAGGCCCCGGACTGGATCATGCTGTTTCCCAAAGGCCCGGCGATTGAAGCACGCGACGGCCGTCGCTTCACGATCAACGATCCGGACGCGATCATCGCCGCTTTTGAAAAGAACCAGGGGCCGCTCGCTATCGATTATGAGCACGGCCAGGCTCACAAGGCCGCCGAAGGTGAGATCGCCCCGGCGGCTGGCTGGATCACAGCCATGGAAATGCGCGACGGCGCGCTCTGGGCGAAAGCCGAATGGACCGACAAGGCGGCGGCCATGATTGCCGCGCGCGAATACCGGTTCACCTCGCCCGAATTTCTCGTCGACAAACAAAAGAATGTTCTCTCCGTGGCGGGCGCTGGACTGGTGAACCGACCCGCCTTTGTCATGCCTGCGCTTGCGCGTGCTGAAACCGAAACTGAGGAAAATGCAATGGACCTGAAAGCCATCGCCAAGGCGCTCGGCCTTGATGAAGACGCCGATGCGGCAACCATTCTTGCTGCCATCGAAACCCGCAACACCGAGACGGCCGCCGTGTTGTCTGCGCTGGAGGTTGAAAACCTCACTGATGCGCCCGACGCCATCACCGCGCTTGGCGATGAGAAGACCCGCGTTCTTGCGGCGAAGGATGAAGCATCAGCCGAAATCAAAACACTCACCGAGCGGCTCGATGCCATGGCGACGAAGGACCGCGACCGGGAAATCGCGTCTGCGCTCGATCAGGCTGTGAAAGACCGCAAGATCGCACCGGCGTCGCGCGAGCACTACAAGAAGATGTGCGAGGCCGAAGGCGGTCTTGAGCAGTTCCGCGAACTGGCTGCCACGCTTCCGGCCATCATCGGTGCGCAATCCGAGCTTGGCGACCTGCCAGCTGAAACCGGCAGGCTGCCGACGGATAACCCGCAGGAGCTGGCCGCCCGTGCCACGGCCTACAAGGACGCGCAGGCCAAGCTCGGCCGCGTCATTTCCACCAGCGAAGCCATTGAGGAACTGAAGGAGAAGGGCGAATGATCCCGCTGCTTACACTCAGCTATCGCACCGTCAGCGGCATCGCCGCTTATCTGATTGCCCGCCACGGAGCCGATCATCGCTCTGCCGAACCGGCAACAGCGCCGACCGACAAGCTGATCGGCGCTGTCGGCGAGCTTGGTTCGGAAGACGGTGGCATGGCCGATATCGTCAAGGCTGGCATGTCCGAGGTCCGGCTCGGCGGCACGGTCGAGAACGGCGATCCACTGACGGCAGATGCCAACAGCAAGGCCGTCAAGGCCGCACCCGCTGCCGGTGAGACCGTCGCCATTATCGGCACGGCCGAAAGCGATGGCGAGGCGGAAGACGTCATCCCTTATCTCGCCGCCCCCGGCTTCCTTTCCAACCCGTCGGCCTGATCGCCACGCCTTTTTCCATAAGGAACACTGACCATGGCAAAGCGCCCATTTCCCGTTGATCCGTCGCTGACGGCCATCTCCATTGCTTACCGCAACCCGGCTTCGGCCCGTATCGGCACGCGGGCGCTGCCCGGCGTTTCGGTCGGCAGCGAAACCTTCAAGTACAACATTTTCCCCATCGACCAGGCATTCAATACCGGCGATGCCGAAGTCAGCCGTCTCGGTCGCGTTCCGCAGCTCACCTTCAACACCGAAGAGGAGGAAAGCTCGGTCAAGGATTATGGCTATGACACGCCGATCCCGCAGTCCGATATCGATGAGGCTGCCCGCCAGCGCCAGATGAAGCGCTCACGTTACGATCCGCGTGCGGCCGCCGTCGAGGGTATCACCGACCAGCTCGACAATGATCGCGAAGTCCGCTCCGCCTCGATCGTCCAGAACCCGGCGAACTATGATGCCGGTCGGCAGGTTGCTCTGGTCGGGACAGACAAATTCTCCGATTTCGAAAACTCCGATCCCTATGGCGTCATTGATGAAGGTTTTTCGTCCACGCTGATTTATCGCCCGAACCAGATCACCATGGGTCGATCGGTCTGGGACAAGCTCAAGCGGCACCCACGCCTGATCAAGGCGATCAAGGGCGGGCTGACGGAAGACGGAGCGATTACCAAGCAGCAGTTTGCGGATCTCTTCGAAATCAATCTGGAAAATCTTCTGATCGGCGAGGCCTGGATCAACACGGCGCGCAAGGGCCAGCAGGTCAATCTTGAGCGTGCCTGGGGCAATGCCATTTCACTGCGTTACATCGATGTCACCAAGCAGGCCGCCGTCGACAGCATTATGACATGGGGTTTCACCGCCGAACTCGGCACCCGCATTTCCGGCTCGATCGAAGATCCCGATATCGGGCTGGAAGGCGGCGAGCGCGTCCGCGTCGGCGAGCGTGTGCGCGAACTCGTGGTCGCCAAGTCGCTTGGCTACCTGATCCGCAACCCGATCTGATCGAAACCGAATAAGGACGTTCGACATGGAAGAACTGACGAAAATTTCCGGTATCGGTCAGGCAACGGCGAAGAAACTGGCCGAGGCCGGGTTTGCCGATCTGGCAACCCTTGCCGCCGCCGATCCGCAAAAGGCCCCGGAAGGCATTGCGCCGGAAGACTGGCAGAAATGGATTGCTGCCGCCAGCGCTGCCGCGACACCGGCGAACCCCGGCAACGAAGATGCAGGCGCTGGCGATCAGCAGCAAGCAACGCAACCGGCACTCCCAGATGTTCCGGACACCAAGCCGGAGACGGCTGCCAAAGGCCCGGTCTGCCATATCCGCGTGCGCTACCGGCGTCAGTATTTTTGCCCTGGCGAGCACTTGCCTGTCGATATTTCCGCCGAGGATCTGGCGGAGCTGAAAACGCTAAAAGCGATCAGCTGAAATACCGCGCGGGAGCGCCGCGAAGAGATTGCCTTTCCCCTTGTCGGGCAATCTCTGAAGCCCGGAAAGGGGTCGACCTCCCATCCCTTTCAAAACAGCGGCAAACAATCTGAGAGAAAACCATGCGTTACGCGACCAGGACAGACATAGACGCGATCTACGGCCCGGATTTTCTCACCGGCATGCTGGATGAGGGCGTGGACCCGGATGAAGCGGTTGGCCATGCGCTCGACATGGCGTCGACCGAAATCGACACGCATCTATCTGCCCGCTATCGCCTGCCGCTGGCAAATGCACCGGCGGCCCTGAAACTGCCAGCGATCAATATCGCGATCTATACGCTGGCCAACCGTCACACATTCCTGACCCAGACCATCCGCGAACGCTATGAAGATGCGATTGCACTTTTGAAACGCATTGCCGACGGCAAGGCCGGGCTCGGCATGGACGAGCCGGTGATTGAAACCGGCGACGGCGCGTCGGACGGCGGTGCTGCCTATTTCGGACATGAGCGCCTGTTCGAACGCGGGAGGTTCTGATGGCTGGCATTGATCTTCAGGTTTTCGATCAGGGCCTTGAAGCCGCTTTGAACGGGCTTAACGGCATCTTCAATGCACCGCTTGACGATCTGTCGGAAGGCATTGGCCGTCTCGTCCAGGAGCAGACCCGCCGCCGCATTGCCGATGAAAAGACAGCACCGGACGGAACCGCCTGGAAAGAGAACGCGGCGCAAACCTCAACGCTCTACGCCGAAGGTGCGCTCTATCGTTCGATCGACTATGAGGCATCGCCGTCTTCGGTCAAGGTCGGGTCCGCCCTGGTTTATGCCCGCATCCACCAGCAGGGCGGCAAGATTGAGCCAAAGTCGGCCAAGGCGCTGGCCTTCAAGATCGGCGGTCAGTTCCGCATGGTCAAATCCGTCACCATGCCTGCGCGTCCTTATCTCGGCCTATCCGCCGATAACCGCAGCGAAGTCGTCGAAACCACGGAAGACTGGCTTGGAGGCCTCTTGCAATGAAGTCGTTTCGTCCTCACGGCCGCACCGGGCTTCGCCCTGACCTCCGGACGGGGCGGGCAAGGATGCCCGACGCCCGTTCGGGCTACGTGGTTCTTAGCGCGACTGCGCGTCGCCAAAGGTTTGGCGCGCCGTCCGCAGCGAAATGGCGCAGCCATGACAGCGCGAGGACAGAACCATGAGCGGTCGCATTAACACCTTCCGGAACGCCGTGCGCGATCATATCAAGACGCTGCTCCCGGCTTTGCGCTCCTGCGAAATCCAGTTCGGCCGCTTCGACATCGATGCGCTTGACCGGTTTTCGATCCGCGCGCCGTCCGTCCGCGTGGCCGTCCTTTCCAGCGAGAGCGAACAGGAAGCGTCTGACCGCAAGTCGGCGGTCCTCAAATGCGCGGCCTTCGCCATCACTGAAGGTCGCGACCACGAAGAAAGCGCCTGGACGATTGCAGAGGCGATCTTCACCGATCTGTCACCGGCGCAGATGTTCGGACTGTTGAAGCTTTCCGGGCCATCGGCTGTGCGGATCACACCGATTGTCACCGGTGACCTGAAAAACCGTTCGGTCTCCATCATTGCGGTCGAATGGACGCAAACCCTGCGCCATCTCGGCGAAGGCATCTTCAATGATGAAGGCCATGTCATCACCGAGTTTTACCTCAACGGCGAAGAGGTGCAGACCGATGGATGATGTGACACGCGCCATCATGAACCTGTCTTCGCGCATTGAGGACATCAGCCGCCGCCAGGCCGCCATGATCCTGTCGGGCAAGGTCGCCGCGATCGACGGCAACCGGGTGCGCCTGGAACTTGGCCCCGCCGATGAGGCCACCGGCAAGCCTTTCCTGTCACCATGGGTCCAGCTTCAGGATGCTGCAGGCGCGACCGGCACGAATTTGCCGGTGAAGGTCGGCGATCCGATGCGGCTTTTATCACCGAATGGCGAGATCGGGTCCGCCTCTCTCGCCGTGCGTGACAGCCACACGAAAGACGCACCGAACCCGGCTGAGCAGAATTCGGATTTCGTCATCGCTTATGGCGGCGGCTCAATCGTCATGCGTGATGGTGAGGTTGTTCTGTCGGGCGGCGGTGCATCCGTGCGTCTTTCCGGTGGCGACATTGATCTGCTCTCCGGCAATCTCCGCCACAACCAAAAGAATGTCGGCGACACGCACAAGCATGGTGGCGTGAAGCCTGGCGGCAGCAACACCGACGAACCCGTTTAGAAAGAGGAAACAGATGAAAAAGACATTCAACGTCACCGAAAAAGCAGGCGCATGGGTGGCCGGTCGCCGGTCGCCCGGCAGCGGCAAGCCGATCACGCTGACGGAAGAACAGGCGCGCTACCCGCTGATCGCCGGTGAGATTGCGTTGCCCGCAGCTAAAACCGCAAAGCCGAAGACAGAGAAGTCCGGAGACTGAAACCATGCGCGTGAAAGTAGGAGACAAGTGGTTTGACGCAAAGGAGCAACCGATCTGCATCCAGTACAGTGATGGTGAGCGAGAGCAGATCAACAGCAATCGCGGATCGAACCGCAAATATGCTCAGTTCCCGGATGGCTGGGGAACGCCTGACGACATGCGCGATTGGATGGCAGACCCGTCCGATCAGTCCAGATAACACCGGAGATTGACGCCATGCGTGCGGGGCTTGATGCAGAGACGGGAAAGGTGCTGACCGGCTGGGACCATTGCGTCCAGTCGATCGGCAAATGCATTTCCACGCGCTATGCCAGCCGCCCGGCGCGCCGCCATATCGGTTCGGTCGTGCCAGAACTTCAGGACGCCAATGCGGGTGCCGTCACCATCTTCAAAACCTTTTCCGCCATCGCCGAGGCGATCAACGATCCCGATACCGGCGAGCCGGGCTTTTCGCTGCAATCCATCGCCATGACCGAATACGGCCGCGCCGGTCGCTTTGCCTTCCAGCTCAACGGCATCTTCTATCCGCGTGGCCACCTTGGCGATTATTCGATTTCCGAGGCCCGCAGCCTCACTGTTCCAGGGAGCGCATCGTGAGTTACTCTGCTGACACGCTCGACCTTTCCACCTTGCCCGCAGCCCAGCTTGTCGAGATCGACCGCGAAGCGATCATCGCCGCGCGCAAGGCACTTTATGGAGAGATATGGGAAGCCGCACGTGCCAGGAACCCGGACCTGCCTGCCTTCGATACGCTGGCGCTCGAATATGAGCCGGTCACCATCGCCTCGGAAAGTTTTGGCGTGGCCGAAACGGTTCTGCTGGCTGCGATCAACGATGCGGGAAAGAAGCTGCGCCTTGCCCAGGCAAACGGTGCTGACCTTGACCATCTGGCAACAACCTATCACCGCACCGCTCGCAAGACCGTCCGCGCCGCGACCGCAGACACACCGGCCATCACCGAGACCGATACGGCTTATCGCGAGCGGTCGCAGCTCGCCCCCGAAGCGCTGGCCGATATGGGCCTGACGCCCGGCGGCTACATCTACAAAATTCGCTCCGCCTTTGCCGATCGGATCAAGCATGTCTGGCCGATCAATCGCGGCAATGGCCGTGTCGAGATCCGCGTGCTGGGGCGTGACGGCAACGGCGCGGTCCCGGCTTCAACACTTGCCGAGATCATTCAGGCGTTTCGCCCGGAAGAGGGACAGCAATCGACCGATGTCCTGACTGTTCTTTCCGCCGATATCCAGCCCGTCACGTGGGACGTGACCCTCTTCATGAAGCGCGGCCCCGATCCCGCCCAGGTCAAGGCGCTGGCGAAGGATCAACTCACCGCACTGGCCGCAAAGCTGCACCGGCTCAACGAAGCCCATTATGTCGAGGCCATCGCATCGGCGGCCCATGTCGGCCCGGTGGCGACGGTGCGCGTCGATGCGCCAGCCGCCGCCATCGCGGCCCGTCCGGAGCAGGCCGTTTTCGTTGAGGCGATCAACGTTGAAACGGAGGTGCTGGCATGATCGTTTCAGAACTTCCAGCCAATGCCGGAGCCTTTGAGCGCACACTCGGTCAGGTCAATGCCGAGCGGCTCAACAATATCCGGAGCCAGATCCCGGTTCTGGAAACGCTGTGGGACGCATGGTCCTGCCCGGAAAGCGAGCTGCCCTTGCTTGCCTGGGCGCTGTCGGTTGATGTCTGGAATGATGACTGGCCGGTCAAGCGCAAGCGCAAGGTGGTCGCCGAGGCTTTGACCTATCATCGCCGCAAGACCACGCCAGCAGGCGTGCGCATGGCGTTGTCTTATCGTGATGCCGAACTGGTCTCCTGTAACCTGCCGCGCCACGGCTTCTTCGTTGATCGCGCAGTCTCGGCCGAGCGTGAAAAAGTCTGGGCGGAGGGCCTGCCGGAGATCCGCATTTATGATCCGGCCGTGATCGTCCGGTCAGGTTCACCGCGTCGCTTTGCCGGGGTCAATCTGTTCGCCCGTGGCGATGCCCGCCTGTCTCGCAAGGCGGTTCTGGTCGAGGGTGACAACGAAATCCGTCTGGCGATACGGCCGCAGGGTTTAAGCGAGAAGATCACGTTCCCGGCGCGTCGCCGGAAAATGCTGATTGCCGGACGCGGTCAGTCCTTCAGGCGCGCAGGCCCGCGCAAGCTTGACGAAACCGTGCTGGCGGTGCGTCCGTCGATCGCGGGCGGTGCCTATGTCCGGCCCGCTGCTGTTGACGGTGATAACGGAGCCTTCGTAGCGGCTTCAAAGAAGCTTCAAACCGGCGTTGAAGCCCGTTTCACACCCGCCGGGCGTGGTGGCTTGCGCACGGTCGCGCCGGTCGCAATTGCCAATGGCTACGTATCGCTGAAGTTTTCCAGAAAAACCGGTGTCTCCACGGCCCATCACCCGCTCAATGTCGTTGGCAAATCCCGCGTTACCCGCAAGCCGTTTTCCGCCTGCTGGACGGTTGGCTGGTCGCGTCAGCTGCCGCGCGGGCGGTTTGCCCAGGGACGCAAGGTGGCCGCCGCGAGCGAGCCACGGGTGCTGACCTTTATCGAGGCGATCAAAGCGGCCTCCGCGCTTCGTGATGAAGACGCAATCTCACTGAAAGCAACCCGGCGTCTCACCTTCGCCGACATTCGTAACATCCCGGCCGGAACCAAGTTCGGCGACAGAAGGAGCATTTGATATGTATAAGCGCGTAGTGGTTTCAGAAGCCCAGGGCGTCACCGAAACGGATTTCGAGCGCCTCGGTACCTATCCTCAAAGCGGCTTTGAATTTCTCGGCCGTGACCTGCTTCAGACCAGTATTGTCTATGCGGATTTCACCGTCTCGCAGTCCGATACCGTGACCGTCCAGATTGCACCTGGCCGGGTCTATGACAGTGGTAAAATGTATGCCTCTGAAAGCGTCGAAGAGCGCTCGGTTGCTGCCTTCGTGCCGGTCACAGCTGGTCAGTCGGTCATCTGCCTTGTGGTTGCGCAGGGACAGGAGGTCTCCGACGATCTGGAAAACCGCTATTATGAGCGGGCGATTGACGCGCAGAACCCGGATGCAGGCACGCAGCAAACCGTTGAAGACGACTATCGCACCAAGAACCGCAAGGTTGTTCTGACCGTTGTGCCTGGAACCGAAGCCGCCCGGCCGATTGCGCCAACCGCACCGATCGGCTCGGTTGCCGTGGCCGAGATCCTGATCGGTACATCCGGCATTCAGACGATTACCATGCGCCCGGACGGAAAGGCCCAGACGCTTGAGAAAGTCGCCAGCCAGCAGCAATCCATTCAGGCAGCCCTTGCGGTGATGATGCAGAATATTGAGGGCCTGCGCGCTGACCAGGCAGGGATCAAGGCCCAGCTTGCCGGATCGGCTTCGAAGTCGACCATGGCAGCGCTCGCCGTCGATATGGCGCTGATCAAGGATCGCCTCGACATTGCCGATGACGGTGCGCCCTATTGGGCCGACCGCTTTCTCGACCGCCAAGAGACCGATGACGCTCATGTCGATTTCGATGCACTGGTCGAGGAAGGCATTCGCTTCAATCATGATGGCGTCAACGAGTTCGCGCTGTCGCTTTACAACCCGAACGACCCGAACCTGATGCATGCCGCCTCCGGCCTGATCTGCCCGAAATATCAACCGGTCGAAGGCATCGCGGTGACGGAAGCATCCGGCGAGATGGCGCTTGGCGGTTTGTCGGTTCAAAACATCACGGTCGAGCATCTGACGGAAAGCCGTGAGCGTATCCGCTATGGCAGTTCCATGACCATCTGCAACAATTCGCAGTGGTGGCATTCCGGTCACTATGACCCGATTGCGGGGATCTTCACCGCAGCCAATGGCGACACCTACAAGGCCGCGCCGGTTCTTGAAGGCTACACCGCGTCTAGTTCGGTGGATCATCAGGCTGTCCGCCTGCAGCGCTTCTGGACCGATACGATTTCGGTGCCTTATGACAAATACAAGGTCAATGAGCAGACGATTTCCGGCGTGGTCAAGGCTGAAAGCTTCCTGATCCATCAGGAGCGCTGGACACCGCGCACATGGCTGGGCATCAAGGCTTGGGGCGATGGTGCGGAGGTAACCGCCGTTCTGGTCGAATGCCGCAATGATGGCACGCCGGACCCGAAACGCGCTTTGGCCTCGGTCACCAAGACGGCCGCCGATTTTACCGCATGGCCGGAACGGACCTATTTCACCTTCGACAAGCCGCGCCTGTTGAAACCGCTTGCCGGTTCCGGTTCGAAGGCGCGCGCCTATGCGATCATGTATTTCGTCACCGGCGATGTGACGGTCGCCACCGCAGACGGTTCAGCCTTCCTCGGCGGCAACCTGTTCACCTCGACGGACGGTATCTATTTCGACGGTGACGTGACACGCGATCTGATCATGGGCATCGACTTCTGCGCCTTCGAAATCACCCAGATGCCGATCCGGCTGAATAGCTGGCAGCTGACAGGCGGTATTGAAAGCATCGATATTCTCGCCCCGCAGCTCGTCCCGTCCGCCGCCAATGTGGTTTATGAGATCAACGTCAACGGTTCATGGAAGGCACTGTCGGCCCAGAACTCTGACGCTGCTTTCATCAATGGCATTACCGCGCTTTACGAAACCCGCGTGGTGTTCACCGGAACCGAATGGGGCATGCCGATCATCGAAATGGGCGACAGCCGCGTGCGGCTCACCCGGCCAAAAGATCAGCTGACATGGCTTTCCACGGATTGGGCGCTGGGTGAACAGGCCAGCGAAATGAAGCTGCGGGCCGTCGTCGGGGCATGGGATGCCGCGCGTCATACCATGGTGCCAACGATCCTCAGCGGCGTGGACTTTGCCACCGAAACCCCCGCCACCGAAACGATCGTTCGCCCGGTCGTTGGCCGGTCGCAGGCCCGGCCCGATCAGGAGGCGGCTGTCGAGATCGAATGGACGTTCGATCTTTCGGCCACCACGCCGGACACGGTGAAACTGAAACTGGAAGCGGCCACCAACAATGCCCGCGTGCCGTTCCATGTCGAATGGCTGGTCGCGCGTAAAACGGCTTAAGGAAAAAGGAACGGCGAAGCCGCAAGCCCAAGCGGGCGTCGGGCACGTTTGCCCGCCCCGTCCGGAGCGAAATGGCGAAGCCATGACAGCGTGAGGACAGACATATGGTCCGCAAATATGAGAAAGAGTACCGACTTCGCGAGAACGACGACGTTCTTCTGCGCCTGAAGGACGTGTTGCGCGACATCGACCTTCGCGTCGATGCGATCGAATTGCTCGGCGATGCCTTCACCAAAGGCAACAGGCTTGATGTCGATGCGCTGGTAAAATCCATCAATGACGACTTTGCGCAGAAATCGGCGCAACTGGCCGATCTGCTCGGCGAGCTCGAAAATGGCCTGACGCCCGATCGCATCATCGAGACAGACGAGAAGCGGTTCACGTCGGATACCGAGATCGCCGGCCTGCAGGATGCGACCGCAGCGGTTGCCACCGCGCTTGCAACCGGGCTGGCGCAAAAGCTCAACAGCGCCACCTTCACCGCCCACCGGGATGACAAGAATAATCCGCACGCCGTCACCAAGGCGCAGCTTGGGCTGTCCAAAGTCCAGAACCTGACGCCGGCCGAAATGCCGGTCAGCGAGCCTCAGGCGGCAGCCATTGCATCGAGGGTCGCCAAGAGCGCGAACCTGTCCGACCTTGATGACGTGGACGCGGCCCGAGAAAACATCGGCGCGCAGGCCAGTCTCGGTTATGCGCCAGTCAACAAGGCCGGCGATACGATCAACGGCTGGGTGACGTTCAAGGATGGTTTCGGATCTGATCGAAACATTTCCGTTGGCGGCGCAGCGTTTGCCACCAACGGAAATGCTGATGGTTCCATCTGGGCACAATGGGGTAGCACCAGCGCTTTTGCCGCCATCGGAAATCGGATCGAGAGCCGAGCGGCAGCGTATGCCAACGCAAGGGCTCCCGCAGGAGCGCGAATAAAGCATGACTCCGGCACCTATGAGGTCGGCCATGTCGATGTGTCGTCGGTAAACCTCACAGTGGATTGTTCGGATGAAATGGCATTGACCGGCCTCCGCACGAACGATTTTTCGAATTGGGTGCACGTCCGCGCCAAGTATTTGAGGAACTACTGATGCCCACGACGATTTCTCCTGACAGCGCAAATGCCCTGAACCCTGATCTGGATCGTGAAGCGCTCGGTCACCTGTTGTCGCTGGCATATCCGGACGCATCTGCCGGTCAGGACTTTAAGACGGGACACCTGATTGACGATAGCACCGACCAGCGTCTCGGCTCGGCTGTGATCCTCAAATGGCATGTTGATGCGGATTTCCCATCACCGAATGATCTTCATGCTATGCTGGATCGACACCGGGATGCCGTCGAGGCGTTTGTCGCAGCCCGCGATAGCCGCATGATGCGCAAAGCCGTGGATGCGGCGCGCGACCGGCGCATTGCAGACGGTTTTCTGTTCGACGGCGTTGCCTACCAGTCTCGTCCCGGTGATATCGACAAGATATCCCGCTGGGCGGCATCGGCCCGAAACGCAATGGACGCCGGGGCGACATCTGGTGACTATCGCTGGCACGGTCAGGATTACGACTTTGTGTGGATCGCGGCGGACAATGGGTCTCACAGGCTGGATGCACCGACCATGGCCGCGCTGGGTGAGGCCGTTCTGGCGCATGAACAGGGGCATATTCTGGCGGCCCGACTGATCAAGGATATGGACCCCATTCCTGCCGATTATGAAAACGACAGTTACTGGCCTGTGCCTTCGGGCGGTTAACGCCCAACCAGATTGCAGACCGGCCGAACCTCTGCTACCTCTAATGCCAGCCGAACACCCCGACCCGTAGAGCCTGACACTGTCAGGCTCTTTTGCGTTTCAAGCCCCGCATAACCTGTCTTCAACGCTCATTCAAACCGCGCTGGAGATCAGGTTCATGGCGACAGCCGCATTCAATCACGGCACCCGCGTTGTCGATGCTTCATCCGAAGCCCGCTCGCTTGAGGTCGCCGATACTTCATCCATTGGCGCATGCGTGACCGCGCCTGAAGCCGATACGGATATCTTTCCGCCCGACGAGCCGGTTGCTTTCTACACCCACGAGACGGAAAAGGTTGCAGCCCTTGGCGCAAGCGGAACCGCGCTCGATATCGTCAATGCCGTCAAATCTCAGGGCATTGAAGCCCAGCTTGTCTTTTCCCGCGTTGAAGAAGGCGTCGATGCCGATGCGACCATGGCGAATATGGTCGGCTCGGCTGCGGCCATGACCGGGCTTCATGCGCTTTCCTATGCGCGTGGTCATGTCGGCGTCGAGCCGGATCTGATCATCGCGCCGGGCTATACGGCAGGCCGCATTGAAGATGCCAAGAACCCGGTCGCCGATGCCATCGAGCAGATCGCCAACAAGCTGAAAGCCATCGGCATTGCCGATACCGGTGGGCCGGATGCCGATGCGTCGCTTGCCTACCGCGCCGATTTTTCATCCCGCTACATGTATCTGGTCGATCCCTTCGTGCGGGTGCTTTCGGGCACCGATATCATTGCCAAACCGGCGTCCGGCTTTGTCGCGTCCATGTTCGTCAAGCGCGACAAGCAGAAGGGCGGGCCTTACTGGTCGCCCTCCAATCAGGATGTCCTGGGCATTCTCGGCACGGCCCGGCCGATCACATATTTTTCCGGTGAGATCGACCACGAGGCCAACAAGCTCAACGCGGCGGGCATTGCCACTTTCATTCCGTCCCGGCTCGTCCAGGGCGTGGGCGGAAACTTTTCCGCCAATGGCCGCATTCTCTGGGGCAACCGCACCACCTCCGAGGATAATCTCTGGGGTTTCGTTAATGTCGTGCGCACCCGCGCGGCAATCGAGAAAACGCTGATTGATGGCTTCCGCTGGGCCAATGACGAAAACCTGACCGCCCAGCATATTCTGGCCGTCATGCGTTCGGTTCAGGCCTTCCTTGATGAGCTGAAAAACGCCACGGCCATTCTCGGCGGCAATGTCTTCTGGGACCGCGACGCCAATCCGAATGCGAACCTGCGGCTTGGCAAGCTGCGCGTCGAATTCGATGCGGAGGAAACCCCGCCGCTGGAAGACCTGATTTTCGGATCGCGCCGCAACGAGGCCTATTTCGACAATCTGGCCGCCGACGTGCAGCGGATGATGAGCGTCTCGTTCGAAACCCCGATTTCCGACCTCACGAATTAGGAGACAAGCAATTCCAGCAAAAGTGGATGCCGGTTTTGCGTGAAGGAATTGCGTCACTAAAGGAGAATTTTCATGGCTGTCATAGCACCACGGATTATGCGCGGCTTCACGCTGGTCGCCGATGACGACGCCAATCTGGCGCTGTCGATCGAAGAGCTGGCGCTGCCCACGCTTGAAGAGACGGTCGAGACCTTCCAGCCAGGCGGGGCCGATGGCGAAGTCGAGATTGCTGGCCTTGGCACCAAGGCGCTGACCCTTGGCGCTAAGGTAAAAGGCGTTGCGCCCGGCATTAATGCCATGTTCGCCGGTGAACCCGGCACGCGGCGCACCTGGACCGGCAAGACACTGGTGGTCGATGAAGAGACCGGCGAAGAACATGAACACGCCATAGACGTTCTCGGCCGCCTGACCAAGATCGGTCCGGCCGCGATGCAGGGCGGCAAGGTCAACGGCTATGACTACGAGGTCAAGTCGATCTGGACCTACACCGAATACTGGAACGGTCAGGTGCTGCACCGTTTCTCGCTCAAAACCGGTGGCTGGGACATTCAGAATTTCGACCAGATGAACAGCCATCGCCGTTCGTTTTTGTTTAGTTGATTAGCTCTGTCCTCACGGCCAACCGTGGCCGACGCGCGGTCGCGCTTGCGAAACCTTGCAGGCTTCGGGGTGCCATACGGCAAGACGGTGCGAGGGAAAAGAACCGGCGAAGCCGCAAGCCCAAGCGGGCGTCCGAGCCAATGCGAGGCCCCGTCCGGAGCGAAATGGCGAAGCCATGGCAGCGTGAGGACAAGACAACAACGCTAACGTAAACAAAGGAAATGTCGCAATGACCCCGCTGAAGTCCAAAGTCACCATTCCGCTTTCTGTCCCGGTCGAGTTTACCACCGAAGACGATAAACCCGCCACGCGTGACAGCATCACCATCAAGCGGCCGAAGCTGCGCCATGCCAAGCGTCTGGCCGTGCTGGTCGGCCCGGAGCTGGTCAAGGCGCTGATGGCCAATGGCGAGACCGAAATCGACAAGGCAAAGCTCGCCACCGAAATTTCCGGAGCGATGATGAAGGCTGACGTCCTGGACGAGGCAACAGCCGTTCTTGCCGATATGTGCGGCGAAACCGCCGATTTCATCGACGGCCTCGACTGGAACGATTTGCCGAAACTGTTTGAGGCGTTTGTCGATTTTTTTCCGGCGCTCCTGTCAGCCGCGCCTTCGAAATAGCCGCTGACCTGGCCTTTTTCTTCCGCTGGTCGCCGGAAGACATCGACGAACTGCCTTTCGATGAGGCGGTTCGCTACCGCGCCGAAATCCAACGCCTTGCTAGCCTGAGACAACAGGAGAACTGACATGGATGCGTCACTTGTCATTCGCCTGGTGGATAAGTTCAACGGCCCCGCGCAGCGTCTGCGCGAGGGCTTTAAGCGTGTTGCAGACGGCGCGTCGCGGATGAAGAAAAATGTCGGCGGGGCCATTGCCACGCGCTTTTCCGTCGACAATCTGGAAGCGGCCACCCAGAAGGCCGAGGCCAATCTGCAGAAGGCGCGGCAGCGCCTTCTCGGCGCTGCCGCCATGGGCGCTATCATCGTTTCGCCAATCATGATGGCGGCTGACTTCTCTGCCCAGATGGCCAATGTCTCAACCCTGATTGATACGTCCGTGGAAAGCATGGACGCGATGAAGAGCAAGGTGCTCGAAATCGCTGCCCGCACGCCGGTGAAGCTGAATGACCTGACCGGCGCGCTTTATGATGTGCGTTCGGCCGGAATATCCGCCGCTGACCAATTCAGGGTTCTGGAAGGCTCAGCAAGGCTGGGTGTTGCCGGTCTCGGTTCAACGAAATCAGCGGTCGATCTGGTGACCTCGTCGATCAACGCGTTCAACCTCGAAGGTGAAGAGCAGAACCGCATCTATGATGTGATCTTCAAGACCGTCAAAAACGGCAAGACCACGATTGACGGTCTTGCTCAGGGCTTCGGTGATGTTGCTGGAACGGTTGCTAACGCAGGCATCGGTGTCGACGAATATCTGGCTTCTGTCGCAGCGATGACGACAACTGGCATGAAAGCTGCTCAGGTTCATACACAAATCCGTGCAGCTATCAGCGGCTTGACCAAGGATACCAAAGAGACCCGTTCCGTTTTCAAGGAACTTGGAGCCAAGAATTTCAAAGACCTGGTCGATCAATCCGGTGGCATGGTGCAGGCGTTTAGCCGCATTCGTGATGCCCTCGGTGGAAATGATGCGGCGCTTCAGAAGCTGTTAGGTTCACAAGAGGCCTATAACGCCGTTATTGGGCTGACCGGCTCGCAAAACGAGGTGTTCACGTCCACGCTTGATGACATGCGCAACGGCGCGAATGCGGTCGACGAAGCCTACCGCAAGCAATCGGAAGAATTCACCGCGCAGTTCGCAATGCTGAAGAACCAGCTTTCGGCCATGGCGATCACGATCGGCAACGTTCTGCTTCCGGTGGTTCTGGAGATCGTGCAGGAGGTTCGCCCGCTTATCGATCAGGTTTTAGCCTGGACGCAGGCCAATCCGGAATTAACCCGCACAATTGTCATGGCCGTTGCCGGGCTTCTGGCCTTCAATATTGCCACACGACTGGCCAGCTTTGCCGTTGCAGGCTTGCGCATGCCGCTGCTGGGACTGACAGGTGCCTTCCTGAAATTCGATAAGTCGGGCAAGAATGTTGCCTCCGGCTGGCGGTTGATTGCCGGTGCTGGCCGCATGCTGGCCGGTTCCTTTGGCCTGCTTGGTACACTTGGCAGCGGGCTGGTCACAGTTCTGGCGGGGATTTCAGCGCCAGTCTGGGCCGTCGGCGCGGCCATCGCGGCTGCCGCCCTGTTGGTGTGGAAATACTGGGATCACGTTAGTTCGTTTCTCTCGGGCTTTTTCGGGCCGCTGAAAGACCTGCTCGGCGGCGCGCTCGATTTTGTCGGCGGCAAGATCGACTGGCTGCTGGACAAGTTCTCCGCCATCACCGGCATTGATACATCCGGCGCAAAACAGGCCGTCCGCGATTTCTTCGACTTCTCCGGCATCATTGATGGCGCGAAGGAACTGCTCGACGGGGCGTTTGCCTGGCTCAAAGGGCTTTTCAAACAGGAAAAGCTCACCGATGAAGAAAAGGCCAACTATGAGAATGCCGGTCGCGAGATCGGCGAAAAGATCGCCAACGGCATCAAGGCCGGAGCCGCCTTCATCTGGGAATGGCTCACGAACTGGCCCGCCTTGATCCGCGAGAAGATCGGTACAATCGATCTTTCCGGCGTCTTCAAAAAACCGGCATGGCTCGACCGGTTGCTTGGCGGCGGCGGTGACGATGACGAACCGCCTGCAGAACCGGCCAATGATAACGGTGCATCTTCAGCCTATGCCGATATCGGTCCGCCGATCGGCCAGCCGTCAACGGCAGATGAAAAAAGCTGGCTTGGCAAATCATGGGACTGGATGACCGGCGCTGGCGATGAGCTGGAACAAAGCGCATCGCGCTCCGGCAAGGCCGTTGAAGACGGCGGCAAGGCCGCAGGCAATGCCATGCAGGATGCGGCGAGCGCCATCACTGCCGCCGCCGGTGAACTGCGCACGGCAACCGCCAATGCACGCGCCTCCGGAGGCGGGCTGTCTTCCGCGCAATCCGGTACGTTTTACGATGGAGATGATTGATGGGCATGCCGCTTCTGGGCCTTGGGCCGCACACGTTTGAGGTCACCAGTCTGAATTTCCAGTCGATCCGTAGGCGCACCGAAACCGAGCTGGCCGAAATCGCCCGTTTCGGCGGGCGCGCTGGCACACAGTTTACCGGCCACAAGCGCGGCACCATCACCATATCCGGCCTGCTGTTTCCCGAAGAGTTCGATGACCGCGCGGAATACGAGAAGCTGCGCGCCAGCCAGATGGCCGGTCGCCCGCTTTCGTTTACCGGCTGGGCCGTTGGTACCGGCACGGCAGCGGAAGTCTTCGGGCTTGTGATGATCAAGGCTATTGAGGACACGCAAACCTATATCGGGCCGGACGGCAAAGGCCGCCGCATCCAGTATGCAATCGAGCTTGCACCAAGCCATGAGGCCGGTGGAAAACCGGTCGGCCTGTTCGGGATGTGATCATGACGAAGCTGCCAGCAACCACCATCAAAGTGAACAAGGAAGATGCCAGCCTTGATCTGGTCTGCTTTGAATTCGCCTATGCTCGCCTTGGCGACCGCAAACAGGCCGGGCTGCTTTACGGCTATGTCGAGGCAACGCTCGCCATCAATCCCGGCCTTGCCGCGCTCGGTTCGGTTTTGCCGATCGGCACGGTTGTTCACCTGCCGGAGTTCGAGACTGCGGCAAAGCCCGCTGAAACCGTGAGGCTCTGGGACTGATGGCCACGCCCTTTATCGAAGCGAAGGTCAACGGTTCAGCCGTCCGGGATGGTTTTTACAATCGCCTGGTCTCGGCTTCCATTGTCGATAATACGCAAGACACCGCCGACACCTGCGAACTGACCTTTGACGATGCCGACAATGCCGTTGCCATTCCACCGGCCGGTGCGAAGCTTCAGCTCGATTTCGGCTACCGGCCGGGCGGTGCGGCCAGGATGGGCCTGTTTGAAATCGAAAAGCCGAAGATCAGGGGCGGCAGCGGTGGCGAGTTTATCACGCTGTCCGGCCGCTCGACCGATATGCGCAAGGCGGTGAAGGAACCGGCCGACGAGCATTTCGACGATATGAGCGCAGGCGATATCGTCCGCCAGCTTGCCGATCGGCACGGTTATGATGCCAAGGTCTCGGAAAACTTCGACCAGCTTGTCATTCCCTATATCGCGCGGACCAATCAAAGCACGGCCGATTTTTTAAGCCGTCTGGCCCGGCGCACCGGCGCGCAATTTTCCATCAAGGATGGAAAGTTCTTATTTTTAGAACCCGGCATTCTCGCCCCGATCACGATCGACAAAGCGGAATGCGCAAGCTGGTCATTTTCCATCGAGCCGCGCCCGACCTACGGCAATGCGAAGGCGGGCTGGTACGATCGGGAAACCAACACGGTTCAGACAACGACCGCTGAAACCGGCCTTGAAGGCCCTTCGAAGACGCTTCGAACCACCTATGCCACAAAAGAGGAAGCCGAAGCCGCCGCGCGATCCGAGGCCAACCGGCAGGCGGCCAAAACCGGCTCCGGCTCGATCACCATGGCAGGCCGCACCGATATTCTGGCAGGCACCACGATCAATGCCACCGGTTTCCGCCAGGAAGCTGCTGGCCTCTGGTACGTCAAATCGGTGCGTCACCAGTTCTCCAATGGCTACTCAGTCCAGATCAGTCTGGAGGCAACAAAGGAGGGCAAGAAAGCATGATGTGACAGGTGGCCAGGGCAAGCCCTGGCGGCGGGGACTGGATGGGGGTCCGAACCCGCCCGACAGCAACACACGATAACCGTCGCACCCGTACCCGCGAAAAGCGGGCAGCGGCTTTGTGACTGAGTCGTGAGATATTTGAAATGGTAAATCAGCAGCCGGTTACGCCGGTCACGCCTGCGGCCGGTTATATCGGTGGCAAGCGCATCCTCTCGAAAACCGTCATCGCCAAGATCAACGCGATCGATCATGATGGCTACGCAGAACCGTTTGTGGGCATGGGCGGGGTGTTTCTGCGCCGGGACCATCAGCCGAAAACAGAAGTGATCAACGATATCAGTGGTGATGTTGCCAACTTCTTCCGCATCCTGCAGCGCCACTTTCCGCAGTTCATGGATACGCTTCGCTTCCAGATCTCCGGCCGCCGCGAATTCGAACGGCTGATGAAGACGGACCCAACGACGCTCACCGATCTGGAGCGATCGGCCCGCTTTCTTTATCTTCAGCGTCTGGCCTTCGGCGGCAAGGTGGCTGGCCGGAATTTCGGCGTCAGCAAAACCACCAGCGCCCGGTTCAATCTGACCAAGCTTGCCTCAACGCTGGAGGATATCCACGAGCGTCTTGCCGGTGTCGTGATCGAGTGCCTGCCGTGGCAGGAGTTCATTCGCCGCTATGATCGGCCGGGCATGCTGTTTTATCTCGACCCGCCATATTGGGGCAATGAGACCGACTACGGAACCGGCGTCTTCGGCCGGGATGATTTCGAACAGATGGCAGATGTTCTCGAAGGACTTCAAGGCACCTTCATTCTGTCTTTGAACGCGGTTCAAGGCGTCTTTGAAACCTTCGCCCGTTTCGACATCGAGGAGGTCGACTGCACCTATTCGATATCGGACGGCAACGGGAAGGGCGTGAAGGAGGTGATCATAACGCCAGCAAAGACCCTGCGCATGGCGGCAGAATGAAGCGAAGAGCAGCAAAATTGATTCACGTCCGGCCGACGGAAGCACGTGGATTGCTCGTCTTCGACGGCCACGAGAGCGATGGTCCGGTCATCAACCATCATAGGAGATAAAGATGATCGATAAACGCGAAACCATGAAGCAGCTGATCAAGACCATGCAGGTCTCGGCCGAGGAGATCATGAACATCACCGATCTGGCGTCAAAGGATATTGAGGAAAACGGCCCGAACTGCGCGGTCGGCGGCTTATGCCGGTTGGATGAACATCTGGAGGAGATCGCCGCCATGCTCTCGGCAACCCGCTCCATCAACCGCATGCGAACTGAGCGTTAGAAACAGCAGCCCCGCCTCATGAGAATGGGGCGGGCTTCTTCTTAACTAAAGGGCAAAGAACATGATGATTTTAGGCATGCTGTTGTTGGCCATCATTCTCGTAAGCTTGGACAGCAGCGATACCAAACCACGAAATTACACGCCAACGACCAGCCCTGGTGGATCAGGTAAGAAGCCGCCCAAACGAGACTGATGATTGACCTTGAGGCCCCGTGTACTCAAAGTCGCAAACAGATAACGCTCCGGACACGGAAGGGAGCCATGCATGTTTAAAGTTGACTGGAAACAGGCACCAAGGGAAGCGCGGTGGTGGGCCATGGACGCCGACGGCAAGGCGCACTGGTATTGCAAACCCAGGGCCGCCGCATTCACGACCTTCTGGTACGCCGATATGACCGACGCCCCGATCTTTGGCTATGATGGAGACTGGAAGGAAAGTCTGCAGGAGCGGCCCGCCAAGTGACGTTGCGCGCTACATTTCAAAAAACAAAATTCCGGATCGTGCTGTCAAAATTCCGGAACCGCGCGTCACGCTACATACCTTGAAATGTACCTCAACCAACCCTGGAAATAAAACCATGAATAAAAACATGATCTTGGGACGAGGTAATGGCGGACAGAGAGGGATTCGAACCCTCGATACGGTTTCCCGTATACACGCGTTCCAGGCGTGCGCCTTCGACCGCTCGGCCACCTGTCCAAAGTCCGCGTAAGAGGCCGAAGCCATCAATCGGGACCGGCGCGATATATACCGATGATCCGTGAATGATCAACCCAATTCTGACAGTTTTTTAAAGCGTTTGCGCCTTTCGGGCCTGATTGGCATAAAATGATGGTGTTTTCATACATTCGGCTCCTTCAAGCGCTTCGATTTTGAACTGGTTGCGATGCGTCCGGATAAGTTGTCATCTTGCCGAAAGCTGCTGCCGTTTCTATCTATCTGGTAGTATCGTCCGCTGGAGCCGGTAAAGTTCAACACTCTATCGCGTTTTGCTCCCGCAATGGCGTCGTAAATGGAAAACGATATCCAGACGCAACAGGCCAAAAGACATTCCGCCCGAACGGGCCGGTCATTTCGAAGATCATGGAGTCGATC